CCGTGACTGCGCCGGGGAAATCGGGATCGGTTATCTGCGAAAATACATCTGTTGTCAGATTGTAGATATAGCTGGGGCCGTTACAGGCGATAAATAACTGCGTCCCGTTATCGACCATGCTAACAGGGCCAGATCCTGACACGGTGCCTTTAAAAGTAGCGCCCCAAGATGAATCTATACGATAAAATTTATCGCCGGAAACTGCAAACCCATACCCGCCATAAGTCCAGAGCCCGCGAATAGGCCCCGGTCCTACACCTTGCAAATAACGCAAACCTGGCGCGCGCATAAGATACGCCGGTTCTTTTCCGCCTTCTGGCACAATTTCCGGGTAAAGATTCACCATACGATTATCGGCAGCATTAACGCTACGGGTAACGTATGATGAACCTAAGATCGGCGTTTTCATTTAGTAGCTCGGGTACCATTTAGTGGTAGTAACATCATAGGTCATTATCAGCGCTTTGCTAACAACAGCCGTAGATGCGAGAGCAATATTACCCGCTGTAGTTGTCGTAAAGATACCCGTAGGAATAAGGGTTATTTGACCGCCGCCAAGCGAGATCGGCGAGGGCGGCGTGATAGTGTCTATAGCTGCGGTTCCGCTGATAAACACAATCTGAGTGGTTGGTGCGATTGTAGTGGCGCTGGCAATCGTGGGGGCAGCGGCGCTAGTTGCTCTAAGACCGGCAACAATCTGCGAACCTGAATAAGTCTGATCGCCGGTAAAAGTTTGCGCCGCATCCGTCCGCGCAATCGTCGCACTGGTCGTCGGAAACGTCATAACGGTCGCGTCAGTGCCAGCCAACGTCAATGAATTGTTGACCGTTAAGGTTTTGGCGTCCACGCCGGCCAACGTCAACGAATTGTTGACCGTCAACGTCTTAGTGTCGACACCCGCTAAAGTAAGTGAGCTATTTGCGGTAAGCGTTTTACCGTTAGCAATAGTAAGAATGGCTGATGTGGCCGGCGCGGTTATGGTTACTTTGTTGATAGAAGTAGCTGTAGCTACACCAAGAACAGGCGTCACTAGAGTAGGAGACGTGGCAAAAACTACGCTTCCGGTGCCGGTTTCATCCGTAAGAGCGGCGGCAAGATTTGCAGACGAAGGAGTCTGCAAAAACGTAGCGACATTTGCGCCGAGCGACGTAATTCCGGTGCCTCCACGCGAAGTGGGAAGTGTTCCGTAAGTGCCAGCATCAATAGGCAGACCGGTGCAATTAGTCAGCGTTCCGGCTGAAGGCGTCCCAATATTAGGGTTTGTCAGCGTCACGCCAGTAAGAAACGCGGTTTTGGTCGCTTGCTGAGTAATATCGCCTTGAACAACCGGAAGAACCGCGATGTCGGCGACGCTAGTAGCAACAGGAAGATCGGCGATTTTAACGGTAGACATTAATAATTCCCCGCGTAAATGTTATAGCGTTGACGTGTCCCGACGATGCTGTATGGAAGCGCCATTATATCGTCAGGGTTATTGATTCTCTTGAGATTTCTCTTGCTATACATAGCAATTCGCTGGACTTGCGCTGACGGTTCAACGCCAAATTCAGGGGCCATTTCGCAAGC